TTAATTTTATTCTCATATTCATATAGTTTTCTCAATCTATTTGCTTCAGATAGACTATAGAAGTATGAAAGACTATTGTTTATTTGTCTCTCTTGAAAGTTGGGTTGATTCTCTATACCACCTGCCCAATACTTTTTCTCTGACAACTCAAAATCTTTATCTAAGTCTGGGTCTCCAAAGAACTTACTTGGTTCTACTAGTATATCTTTTGGATTGTATGTGTTTATAAAATCATCAATAGCAGTTCTAGGTATCCTCTGATCTTTCCATTTACCATCCCCACCATGCTTGTAAGGTTGACTTTGTAGTGCATCATCAAACCATAGATGTGCAAAAACATCTACATTATAGTCCTGTATAACATTAGATAGTATTAAATCAGAACACTCATTAACAAATCTAGGTTGTCCTGAAAAACAAAGTGCAAGTTTCATCTAACTTCTCCCTCTGCTAGTTGAGTTGTCTTTAGCAACTCCTTCTGTGCTTTCTTAACTGTTCTACCTGAACTGTAATGAAACTCTTGTATCAATCTTCTACCATTAATATCATCACCAACCACAGTAAAGAATCTTCCACTACCTTTACCACCAGCACCTGCTCCAATTCCACCTCCAGTGTTCATTAATGCTGGTGCTGTAATTAAACAGAATGGTCCTGCAAACACGCACGTACCAAGACCAGCAGCAAAACCTACAGTAGCACCAGCAGCACCACCAACAATTCCACCTGCTACATTAAATTCTTTCTCTTCGGTGTTCCATTGAACTACATTAGTGATCTTACCTATGGGGTGTGTTACACCTGTCTCATCTATTACTACCTCACATTTCTTCCACTTCTCTTCCACAAATTCCCCATCATCTACTAGCACAAGGCAAGTCGGTCCTTTTGTTCTCTGATTTAATGTCTTATGTGTAACCGATCCTGGTCTAATAGAATTTGCTAGTACCGTTGTAGGTAGTAACATTGATGCTGCTATTAAACTTGTTAAAAGTTTTTTCATTTTAGTTCTGATGGGTAATCTGTACAAACACCATAACAATGAACTGCTCTAAGATCAGTTATATTATGTACTGGTATAGTTTCTTCTGGCATTACTATTATAGAACTAGGTGTATAAGGTTTACCTGGATATGTCCAGATATAATTGTTACTTGTCAAAGTAAAGTCATCTCCTTGATGCCAGAAGTATTGATACTTTGTATGCTTATACTTAGTAAACTCATGGAGAGTTGTAATATCTTTACAATGTATCCACAAGAGTTCATGACGATTTGCCATCCACTTCCAACTCACTTTGTATTGAGGTTCATCATGACCTAACCAAAAAACAGTTGTTAAAGGATCATATCTTGCATCAATCTCTGCATCATACCCTTCTGATAAACATTTGTCAATGTAATCAGGATTGTTTTCTTGTTTAGCATCAGGTCCATGTGTATTTCCCCGATGAGCAATTAGTTTCATACCATATACTTATCAGAAGGAATTGATGGCCATCTAACAATAACCAAGTCTGTATCTGCTAAAAACTCAACATCAGACACATCATTGGGTTCATAAATCCACATATCTCCACTTTTAAAATGTTTGCCAGATACTTTGACCTCTCCACGCAAAATATAATTTAACTCTTGAGTGACTTTATGGTAGTGTGGAAAGGTTTCACATCCTTTTTTATGACTATGATGTGCTACTTCAAAGAAAGGGTTCTTAAATATTGATGGTTCAAAGTCTCCAACAAACCATCCTCCCTTAAAATCGTTTATGTTTGATTGTTTCATTCTAACTCCTGTATTCTAATTTGATGTCTGCCACCATCAAAACTATTTTCACGAGCAATTTTTAAATACCTAGCAAGAGTTGCTTGGTCTGTGCTCTTAGCAGGAATAGCAAAGAAGTTAGCACAGTTATGCCTGATGGACATCTCCATAGCATACTCATTATAAATCAATGCTGACCGAATACCTTTATACTTGTTAGCACAAATGTTCACACCCTGCCCTGACCTACAGAATCCAAATCCAAAGTGACAATCATTTTCTTGTATTGCCTTAGCAGCCTGAGCAATATAATCTCTATAATCACAATCTTTATTCAAGATAGTTCCAAAATCAATATACTCCAAATTATTATGTTCAAGAAGTTCTTTAAATTGTTCCTTTGCCTCAAATCCAGAATGGTCTGAACATAGAGCAATTGGTTTATCTCCAATCTTCTGTACTACATTATCCTTATAGAAATGATACTCATCAGGAGTTCCAAAGATATGCATCTTATCCACATCTTCAGTTACAATCTTCTTACCATCTTCAATGAGAACATTATACAGAGGTGAGATATAGAACTCATTCTTAGTTCTAAGATTTCTATCAATCATTTCTCTAGCATACTTACAGAAATCAGATCCTTTCTTAAATCCATAGATTCCTACACATGCATTTGGACTTATTGCTTTCTTCTCTGCCGTCTTAGTTACAATACCATTACTATCCAATTGAGCATAACTGTAATTGATAGAGTTAGATTTGAAAGTAAGAATCAATCCATCAGCATTCAATGTTTCCATCACATGAGGATTAAATACTGGACGAAATTCTATATCTAAAGTATGAATTACAAGTGGAGCATCGTTATTAATATACTCTTCAGCAAACAGACAACTACATACAGAACCTTCAGTCAATTGATCTAAAATTACTATCGTAATATCATCACCAAACTTCTTCTTGAGAAGTTCATCCATATGATGATTATATACATGCTCATCCCTGAGTACAAAAATTAAATTACAATCCTTATAGTCAAGGCAATCTAATGATATATCAATCAGATGCTTATCTTTAATATTGATTATCTGCTTTGGAACTTTAAATCCTTCCTTGACGAAACGACTCCCTAGACCTGCCATAGGGATTAGAATATTCGGTTTCATGTTGTGTAATACCTAAGAATTTCAGTAGTTTTACGATGTGCAAATTCAATCCAATCTCTTATATCATTATCTTCGCCTAATAATTTATACAGACAGCAAGCAGCAAACATATCACCTGCACCTAAAACGTTTACATTCTTCAATATATCACTCTCAGGCATTCTCCAACTAAACTTTTCCTTACCATTAGAGCAAATACTACCAGTTGCACTATGAAGTATCACCCATCCTTTAGTTGCTTCCACTAATCCATCAAAGTCATCACAATCCTCATCAGATATAAAAAGATAATCTATCTGAGGTAGAACCTCTTTCATTAGCGGTTTACCTACACATACATCTGCAGTGATTATACCATCGAGAGAAGATATAAATCTAGTGTCAGACATTTCATTTAAGTATAATAAATGATGCACCTTTGAATTATGGATCTTCGGAGTAATTTTTTTAAGATTTAATGTGCCTTTACTATATCTTGCTGCTGCCTCAGTATCAATATAGATTAGTGCATGTCCTATATCCATAGGAGACAATCCAATTTTCAAACTGCAATCTAATTCTAATAAAGCTTTCCATACATTTGCTATTGACCCAAGAGTTTTCTTTTCAGTCTCTCCCTCAAGTAAAGTATCAATAGTCAAATGACCATAGAGAGATATATCTTTCATTAGAACTTTTCCTTTATATCTAAATCATAGATTTTATCAACCACCTCCTCATACTTAAGTGAAGGTATCAAATTAGATGCTTCTAAGTATTCAAATAAATGCATCAAAACATTATTACCACCACTAACTGGCAAAGATTGTGCATTCTCTTTGACAATAGCAGGAGCATTCTGAACACAGATAGGATATCCTACCTTTCTCATAATACCAATATCAAATAAATCATCACCTATGAAAGAAGTATCTTCTGCACGACACTGATACTCATTCAATATTTCTTCTAAGTAGTTTGCTTTATCACTATGAAATCCTTCTCCACGATTAGTGATAACATGAAGATTTCTATTCTCAAGTATGCTTACATTATATCCATCACCAGTTAAAAATACTACATTCACTCCTGATGCACGAAACCTTTTTATCGATGTCCAATCTTTATCACAAAATGTTTTTAATTTTACTTCACCTTCACGATTGTAATATTTGATACCATCTGTCATGATACCATCAACATCAATAATCAAAAGTTTAATCATGTTTTCTTAAAACAAAAATTTGCTACACCAAGAACACCATAACCAGTTTCAGTTCTGCTTATAGCATCATCTCTATTATAATCAACTTCTGATGTTAATGTCAACCCACACTCTTCAGCAGTATTAACAATTACCTCTGGACTAATAAACTCTCCTACAGCATCTTGCTCAAATTTAATATCCGACGACACTAAAAAATATCCACCAGGTTTTAATATTCTCTTAACTGACTTAAATACACTTGCCCATCCATCATTAGTTGTACTAGTAAAATTAAAATGAGTTACAGAACAACTATCTAAGAATACATCAACCGTTTCATCTTCATATCCTTTAAGAAATTCTATAGCATCTTTCAATACCATGACAACTAAACTTTGGTATGGATGATTTACTCTAGTTAAATCAACACCTACAACATCATATCCTTGATGAGAGATTGCATGAGCTATAGGACCATCACCAACACCAAGATCAACAACCTTTATCGCAGGTCTTTTTACATCATCAAACATCATTAAACATGATGCCCATTTAACATAACAATCTTCCTTATACCAAAGAGAATCTGGTCTGTCTCCGTATCTTTTTCTTAAATTATTACTGTCAAGATAATTGTTAAAAGCAATTAAATCTTTATTAGTAATAATTTTATTTGTTATACTCATTTTTGATATTCAGAATTATCTTTTGCTAGATGTACTATCTTTGGTTCAAAATTACAATGCTGTTTGAATACTTCAGGGAATGCATACTCAGGTCCGAACGTATGTACCAATTCTTTTTTATCAAGATAGTATCTGTTAATGTGACTCTCATCATGCCATAGTGCCACGATATCTTTTTCTAGGTCACGATTAGTTCTTGCCTCTAACTCATCTATCATATCACACACTTCGGGTGTTTTGCCACCCCAAAAACATCCTTGGTAATATATCTCAGGATTTTCTTTTGCATAATCAACATATGCTTCTGACCCTTTGGTCTGGTCGTATGCACCAGGTGGTTTATTATGTGGTTCCATACCAAGAGCATGACATGGATGATGTACACCGAACAAAGGTTTGTCTGGAAAGAACTCTTCCTCTGTAATAGTAGTTACGGGAATAGCATCAGCATCAATAAACACAACCCAATCGTTTTTATCAATCTCTTTCCTTGCCTTATTGATAATCTCAAACCTCTTGAGAGTAATATAGGGCCAGTTGAGATGCTCTTGATGATAATGAATAAGATTATCAGGTGTGTCATTCAATTCACCATCTGTGAATGCAAGTATAGTTTTCTCACTATTAGGTAGAAAATATTTTTCAATATTTTCATAGTATTGTGGCAGATAGTCTAGATATTTTCCTGTTCCAATAAACGTAATAGCAACTTTCATCAGATTCTCATCCAACTTTTAGGTGTTATATCACTAGTATCCTTATCTGCATTCTCTGAACCCCTAAACCAATCTTCTGGTGCAACTACTAATTCACTATCAGATAACCATGCTCCCCACCATGAGAAAGAACTGTTAGCAATGATGTGCCCCTTACACAAAGTCATTAAACACAGGTCAACGTAAGCACTATTCTCTTCTGCAACTAAAAATCTATCAGAAGCAAATAACTTCTGCTCGTTACACCAATCAGGATCATCAGAGAACACTACAATGGTAGAAGTTCTATCAAACTGCTTAAGTGCTTTCTCATAATATCCTAGATCAAGAGCACTATGATTAGGATTAGTAATATAATCTGTTCTACGAATATGTAAAGATACTGGTTCCTGTATTTCTGCCATCATTTCTTTACATGGGATAGATATATCATCTCTAAACTCAAAGTCTTTCTTCAACTCATCTCTTATATGCTTGAAATATTTTTCTGTTTGAAAGAACCCTTGTAGGTCAACCCAATCAGGACAGTTATTAAATAAATCTTCGTTAAATGTAAAACTACCTTCTTGAACTACTGGTCTCTTCTTATCAATGTATTGTAAATTTAACTGACTTGTATTAGATAACTTAAATGGTTGTAATAACAAATGCTGTGCAGCACCTTGACCCACAGCATGATAGTATTGATGATGATCTTTCCACTCAGTTGTAGAGTTTGATGGTGGAAGACAATATTCATATCCTCTATTTCTAGCAATGCCCTTTAATGCTGCAAATTGAAACATCTGATTTCCCAATCTTCCAAGATGTCCAAGAGCATTAAAACCAATCATTATCTAATTTAATTTTTAATATTTAGGGTGGGAGGTTGGATTAATGTATACCAACAAGTAAGGGGCATTGCTACATTAGTAGATTTTTACCTTACTGTCTGAGACCCGACTGGTAAGTCGATTCTGGTTCTATCCCTTCGGACAGTTGCCAGCGAGCACCACCTCTGTCTCATCACCTTAACTAGCCTTATGCCAGCAAGTTTGATTCAGTCACTCCCGTGTTGGGTTCGTCAACTCAACAAATATATTATTGCATTAAAAAAGGGGTATGTCAACCCCTTTTTACATATTTGATGAAATCAAAACTTAGAAATCTAGGTGATGATTATCCTGACCCGTCTCCTCATCATAATGAACTGGCATTTCATTAGAGAATGCAGGAACACTAGTCATCCAGTCAATCAACTTATCAACTCTTTCTCCACCGCCACCGCCACCAGATGCTCTTGCATCACATTTAGCAGCAATATCTGCAACTGCTTTTTCTAATGCTTGAAGTCTTGCCTCCACTTCTACATCATACTTTGACATAGATGCTCCACTTGCTGACTTTCCTGCTGTTCCTTTTGACATAATCTTAATCTTTTTATCTGTGATTATTTATAAAACAACTCTTGCTTTAACCTTTTCATCTATTTTTTCTTCAACTTTAACTTCTTCAACAGGCCATGGAACATCATATGTCCAAGTTTTTTCTGTCTCAAAAGTTTCTTCTGGATTACCTATACACCTTTGCAGCACTCTAACAAATACAGTATCTTTTTTAAATACTGGTTGAGGAGTAACTATTCTTCCAAGTTCAATATACTCTACACATGAAGTTGATTTTGGTTCCACTACAGGAACATACTTTACTTCTTTAGGCATGATTAAAAGGGTTTAGGATGGGTTGTAACATCACCATGTATCTCACCAATATCATCAATATGGGCATGATCAATGGCATCAATATGTTCAATATGACCGTGATCAATATCAATATGCCATTTCCTCTCTAAAGCATCAGCAATCCTTTCGAGTGCTGATGCAATGCGGTTGAACTCTTCACTCATAGTAATCACCTTTAGTGTAAGCAGGAACACCATCAGGGTCTAACCATTTGGTGTATTCAAAATCTTCCATAGCAGTGGTCAACTGCATACCATTATCACAAAGATACATGTCCTTGTATCTCCTCGTGTAACTATCCATCTTTTGGATGCGAAAGTCTGGTTTACCATTATCTAGAGTTCCAGACTCAACATAACGATAAGGAAATCTGTCAAGAAGAACGTTCATTTAAGTTAAGACCTTTAGGTCTTCTGCCATTACATCCATTAGTATATCATAATCCTCTAGCGGTTCGCCAGTAAATTCTATCATTTCTACGTTTTTGTAATATTTCTTAACCTTCTTGTATAATTTGGGATTTTTTACATCTAGATAAATCTCTTTTCTAACTGCTGATTCTAGTGTTCTGAGATCTTTCTTAAACTTTGAAGTAAGCGTCATTGCTTTGTTTGGTTGACAGTAAAAGTATAAAGGGTTAATTAGAGTGTGTCAAGTTTCTGCACTACCTCCCATAGTATGAAGACGAACGTACTCATCAGATGGAACTAATACTGCCTGTATTTGTCCATCTGTGACCGCAATCTTTTCTCCTTGTTCAACTCTTTTAATAATACTATCAGAATCTTTTACATATTCTTCTATAGTAATAGTTTTCATTCGTTTAGGGTTGCTGCGTGATCTTTGTCAAACTGCTCTAAACCTTTATCGGTAAGAACATGTTGATACATTTTGTGGAATACTGCTGTTGGCATGGTAACAATATCTGCACCATACTCAAAAGCTCTACCAACATCTCTCACTCCTCGAAGAGATGCTGCTAGAACCTCAGTAGTAACATCATGTCTTTGGAAAACGTTTGCAATATCCTTTACTAAGCACAACCCACCAAATGAATTATCATCAACTCTACCTACGAATGGTGATACATATGCAGCACCTGCTTTTGCAGCAAGGATTGCTTGTGCTTGAGAAAATATAAGTGTTACGTTGACCTTTATATTATTTTCTGATAACTCTCTACATGCAGTAAGTCCATCTGGTGTACATGGGACTTTGATTGTAGCAACCTTACCAAATTTTTTGTGCAGTCTTTTGCCCTCGGAAATCATATTAAGATCATTTCCAACGACCTCCATGCTTATATCACGGAGTCCTAAGTCTTTTACTTCTTGGTAGACTTCTTCTGGATTTCTACCACTCTTTCTAATTAATGTAGGATTAGTTGTAAGACCATCGACAAGTCCAGTTTTAAATCCTTTTGCAATTTCAGATACTTCAGCAGTGTCTAAAAAGATTTTCATGATAATTGATTTGTATGAATTATATAGGCTACCCCTGCCACACAGCGTTAGGCATTTGCGAGGCAGGTGTCCGTAACATAAATGATACTACAAAATACAAGAAAAACCAAGTGATGTTAAACAATAAGTTTTGATTCCAAAAAAATCGTCTGACTCTAACTGCTATTGCAATGTCTGCTTCGGAAAAATTATCTCTAAATTTTGTTACTCTTTCTATAATAAAGGCAACAACTAAACAAATAAACAATGGTATAAACCAAAAGTCTAAGAAGTTCATAACGAATAGTAAAAATTCTTTCATTTCTTTAATAGTGCTGGTACATCTCCATCATCATCGTCATCGTCATCCATAGACTCTTCTAACTTAGACTGTAACTCCCGTATCCTTTCCTGCAATTGATTATATTCATCAATATCACATGCCTTGGAACCAAAGTTAACAACCATTAATTCATCACCTTGCTTTACATCTCTCATCTCAGGATGAATTGCTTTAGTGACAGTCCTTCTAGTTTCACGTATGCCCATAGGAGAAGAACCTTCACTACCTATTTGCCACCCTCTTACTATTGAGCGAACCGCTACTACGAAAAGGGCAAACCAAGTAAAAGTAAATAGAAAATCAGTTAATGGATTCATATGCCTGGTAATTTATCCAACATTGGCATGATATCAGTTTCCACTCTCTCTACAATTCTATCTATAATGTCAACATCCAGTCCAGCAAATGGAGGGATGATACCTAGTATTCTAAGTAATCCATCAAGAAATAATGCTAGTGCGGTAAACCCTAATATCATACTAATAATAGTTGCTTCACGATTATGCTTCTCCATAGAAAGTCTATCAATCTCTCGTGCCTCTTCCAAGGCAGCAGCAACCATCGCATCCACTTCTGCTTTAGTGTAACAGATACTCTTAATTTTATCTTCTGTCATTGTTGGCATAGATATGCTTCTATTATAGCAGGTGCGTCAAGTGATTATTTATAACAATATACTACATCATTTCCCGTATATGTGTGGAGGGTCTTTCCCCCATCTTTGCTTTCTTGTCCCTATCTAGTTGATATAATTTTGACATCATCTCTTGTTTTTTTTCAATATCACTCAACTTCTTATGGACTTCCTTGAGTTCTGACTCAATAGAGTGGTCTGTCATCTGGTTTTAAAATGCTTCTCTTAAACCTCCTTGTCTAAAGCTACACGACAAGTTGTTGATTTAAGTATTATTATTTATCTAATTTCAAAATTTAATCTGCGAATTTTACGCTTTCTTCTTTGCTCCTGCCATGCAAGATCAGAGTCGGTTAACCCTTCCTTTTTACTTCTCTTCCTACTATCAGTTACGATAATAGTTTTAGATAAATCAGAGGCAGTAAAGGTATCACATTTTACCAAAAGCATATTTGGACAACCACAACTATGATCGCCCTCTTTAACTTCTTTATTACATTGTTTGCATCTTACTACTAACATTGTTCTTTCATTTAACTCTACCATAATCATCTTCTAATCTAACTATATCATCCTCTCTACATTCTCCTCTCTGTACTTCTATAAACCATATACCATCATCTCCACCATTTAAACGATGAATTTGTTTAGGTGGAATGTAAGCAGATTCACCAGGTTTTATAGTTGATGTAATATCATCCTGCGTTATGGTTCCTATCCCCTCAAGGATAGTCCAATGCTCCTCACGATTATTATGATATTGTAAAGAAAATTGTTCGTTTGGTTTCACGAATATTCTTTTTACTTTATAATCAGTATGTTCATCGAGAGTTAGATACCAACCCCACGGTTTAAATTCAAACTTTTTCATTCTGGATTTTGTTCTAATGATATGATGTCAAGGTGTTCTACATCATCTAATTCAATCCACTCCTCAAATTCTGCATAGAGTGCGATTTTTTCTCCACATAATTCAGATGTTTCTATTTTATCAATAGCCCACTCTCTTGCATGTGCGACTATTTCATCAGTCGTCTTTGGTTTCATAGTAATCTTTTCTAAAGTATCTTGAGAGGATGTTACTATTATAGAACTTTGGTGTTCCGTCGTCAAGTTGCTCTGTAAGAACTCCGTGTGCAAAGAGTTGTCTGGTTTCCTCGAAGTTTGTTTTGCCCTTTGTATGATGTAATGATAGGATAGTTCGACTAAAATTTTCTCTGCCCATCTTCCCAATCTCTTCTTTAAGTTCTGGACAAGACCCATAATACTTTTTCCAATCAGATTCAGATTTTACTTTGCGTTTTTTACCCTTTGGGGTTCTAAACTGCCAGAAGTATTTACGTCCAATATATTGACGACCATTTTTTTTATTTGTTATGCAGTAAACAAATCCATAATGATCACCTATATTTGTAGATTCAAATACTTTTGAATTATATCTCCAAGGATTCTCATACTTAATAGTCATACTCGTCAAGGACATCCAATGCATTATTTAGAATGCGTTGAGCTGCCCCTCTTTGACGATCATCCCATTCAGGATACCAACTCTTACTTGCAAGACCTGCTTTCATCTGATCAAGTCTAGCAGTCATGTCTATCTTTTTAAGTCTTCCATTCATATATTCAGGATGCGATGGGAAAGGTGGAGAAGGTCTCATACACTTTCCTCTATTTAATCACAAACTATAATTTAAAACCACTGAATGTGTCCTTTTTGACATCTTGTTTGATTCCCCCCACAACATATGACTCAACTTCTGTCTCCTGTGGTGCTACCTGTAGACCCTTAGAACTAATCCAATGCTCTGTCCAAGGTAATGGATTGTTCTTAGCAGGTATATCATACTGTGGTTTCAATCCAATAGATCTTAATCTACGATTTGCAACCCACTCAACATACTGCTGAAGTAACTTATCATTCAATCCAATCATACTACCATTCTTGAATAAGTAGTCTGCCCACTTCTTCTCTTCATTAACACACTTATTAAACATTTGATATGTCCATTCCTCCTCTTCCTTTGCTATGACTTGCATCTCTGGGTCGTCACCTTTTCTCCAATTGTTTAAAATATTTTGGGTAATGGCAAGGTGCTGGTTCTCATCTCTGGCGATGAGTGATATAATTTTTGCTGATCCCTCCATGAGTTTGAGCTCACCGAAAGCGAAAGAGCAAGCAAAAGATACATAAAAACGAATACCCTCCAAGATGTTGACATTAGCTACTGCACGATAAAGTTTACGTTTAACTTCTTTCATTTCAAGAGCAGGTAAAGAAGTTTCTAAGTCTCTGCTATCTGCCCAAAGTCTACTTTGACCCCACTGCTGTGCTTCATTCAAGAAGTCATCATAGGAACCAGTGACCGTAGCAGCACGTTCTAGTATGCGTGGGTCATGAATGATAGTATCAAATACCTCTGAGGGGTCTGGATACACGTTCTTAATCACATATGTATAGGAACGACTATGAATCATCTCCATGAAAGACCAGCATTCCATACATGCTTCTAACTCAGGTAGAGAACAATATGGTAAAAATGCCATACCAGGTGCTCTACCTTGTACGGAGTCCAGCATGATCTGATACTTAAGATTAGAAGTATAGATATGCTTCTGTTCTGGTCTTAGAGTTTGATAATCTCCACGATCTTTCTGTAGAGATACTTCTTCAGGTCTCCAGAAATATCCTAGTTGAGACTTAGTTAAGTTCTCAAATGATGGATATTTAAAATTATCATATCTTTGAACTCCTAAAGGAGCACCAAAAAACATTGGTTGCTTTTTGGTATTAACATCTTCCGTGTTAAACACGGTCATGCCTTTCACCGTAGTCATAGATTTTTGCTCTGTTGATGAGATTTTAAATTGCACAGGATTCGCACTCCTCTTCGTCTGCTTGGTCTAGTTCTTCGAGTAAGTTATTTAGTTTTGAATTACCTTGAATACCAACGTCATCAGCATTAGGAACTGATATCTCAACTTCATCTGTCTTATTATCATATGTGTTTTGATAATAAGAAGTTTTCCAACCGTACTTATATGTAGTTAAAAAATCATTTGCCATAACGCTCGTAGGAACCTCTGACCCGTCATAATGTTGCGGGTTATACGACCAATTACCACTAATCGCTTGGTCAAAAAACTTCTGCATCACTGCTACTACATTAATGTAACCAGTGTTGTCCTTCATGTCCCATAACAAAGTATAATTATTCTTCAGAGTCCCATAAGATGGAACAATCTGCTTAAGTGGTCCTTTCTTTGATTTCTTAA